CGATCTTGGTTACCGCCGCAAATAGTTCTTTTTCCTCTGCTGTCGCAGGTACTTGGGCATTACCGTGGATAGCGTGGTCCGCAAAAGTTTTGTTAGCCTCGCGTAACGAGGAACATTCGGCTTGCAATCGCTCGATCTCGTCGGCGCCCTCGATGCAATCCAATGCGTATTGCCAGTTTGCAGTATGTTCCGGGCGGCAATCGCAACTGTATGCTACTTCTTTTTCAACAGCCGCGACCTTGCGCAGCCGTTCCACAATGTCAGGAGAACAGAGAGTATCAGTCATAACCCCTCCCGCGTTCATATGGGGTCCCCAAGTGTGCAGACAAAACCACCGATGGGCGCTTTTTGATCTCGTCAACGATCTTCTGGACCTTCCGATAAAGATCGGAGCCAGGTGGCATCTGCTGCTTTATCGCGTCCCAGTCGGTAAAGGGCTCGATCGTCTCGGCACACTCAACAGCCTCATCCATCGTTGCAAAAGAATTGACACGTCGGCCGGTCGGGACATGCGTCAACACAGCCTCTTTGCCTTCGGAGCCAGTCCGCTCATGCACCGCAAATGGACCGTGGCGCCATGCCTCAACAGGAACGCGCTCTTCAGGGTAATGTAGATCCAGCGTGACATGACCAAGGGTCCAGCCCTCTGGCGGGTTGCCGACTACGGTTTCTTCAAATCCTCTGATCATCTGTTCCCCCTACCTCGCTGTCCGCTCTTCATCGCCGCACCACTGTTCCATCAATCTTCTTTTTCCATCCGCTGTCGCGGCTTCCAAAAAACCGGCTGGGCTTCTTGAGTCCAAGATGACGCTTGCGTATACGCGCGACCTTGGCCTTCAGCTTCACGTCGATCGCGGTTTTCCCGCGGTGCCTGTCGCGCAGGGCTGGCGCTAAATTGCTTTCGATATTCAGGCCGCCGTTGCACAGCGCAACAATGTGATCCAAGTCCCAGCGATCTCCCGGCATGATTTTACGGCCGGATATATGGCAAATTCCCTTTTCTCTCTCAAAGATTCGAACTCGCACTCGCGGCGGCACTTGGCTATCAGGCGTCTTCCCGATCCATTCATCAACGGCGCGCATCATGCTGCCTGCCCCGCTTCGTCGGCCGGCTGATCGTCGCGGAATTTAACTCCGTGGTTGGCGGCGAAAGCCGCGGCGCACTCGATCAAATCGGAGAATTCCGATTTCGATAGATTTGAAGATGATCGGCCTAAGTTCACAAAGCCCGTTCCATCAAGATTAGGGACAAGCTTAAGCTCCTGTTTCAAGGCATTTAGAAAGAGCAATTTCCAATTGTCTGGCGTCAGCTTCTGACCGTGCCACTCAACTTGAGTTGCAATCTCACTTAACATCGCCCAAAGTTTCGAATTCTGGTCATTGCTTCGCTTCGCCGATCTGAACTCGACCCTTGTTCCAGGCGGTGCTTTTCTAACCCATTTCTCAGCGCGCTCGCGATCGAAACTGGAGTTGAGTGTGAGTAATGCTCGCGTCACGAAAGCTCTCCCTCTCGCCTGCGATAGGCATTCATCAAATCCACTTCATCCGGCGGGAAAAGCGCGGACCTGACCGTCTCGACGTATGTGTCCCAAATCTCGTCTAGTTCATCAGCTTTTGCAGTAGCGAATTTTGCGATCACGAAATCTTTGAACGCCTCGGGCTCGAGGCCGGCGTCGGGGATAACCTCGCCATCGGTCGTGACGACTTCCGCAATGTCTTGGCGACCAGTCGTGATAACATCGGGACGGTGGCGATTAGTCGGCCGTGGCGGCGCGGTCGGCGGAGCTGGCGGTTCATCGCGCGGCGACCTCTTGGATTCGAGCGTCTTGATCGCGCGGTCGAAATTCTCGGCCGGAAGTTCGGACAGCCGTTGCAGTTTGAAGTGGGCGAGGAACTTGGACTTGTCGACCGACACTTCCTTGATCAGCGTGTCGAGTGCCAATTCCTGCTCTTTGGAAATTGCGCCGCCATCGCCAGCGTCTTTCCCATCGTCATCCTCGCCGGCGGCAAGGCCAAGCGATGCAATCAGCGTGATCCGCTCCAAATAGGTGACGGTGGATTTAACGGCCTGGATGGCGTTCTTTCCGCCGGATATGTCAGCCGCGGCGCAAAGCTCGTTTTCCTCGAAATGCCCGTCACGGTGCGAAATGATGCACGTCACCATGATTGGCTCGTTTGGCCGGTTGCGCAGGCGGTAGCGATGCGAAAGGCCAAACTTGCTCAAGATCGGAGCGACGGTCGAAACAACCTCGGCCAAATCCTCATGTCGGTAGGTGGTGCGTCCGCCGTCCTTCCTCTCGAAGTCGACAAGCCGATTTTTCTTCAAGATCGGCAGTTCGCCCTTCGCGTCGGCCAGCGCATTGTTGAACGCCTTGCGTGCCTGGCCTGCGTCCCAGCGTTCCGAAAGTGCCATTAACTTTTCGAGGACTTCAATGCTTGCTCCGCCGACAATGGCACGGTCAAGCATCGCCATCGGAGTCATTGAGACGATTTCTCGCTCTGGTTCGTGAATTGTAACCGACTGCTTTGGCTGGTCGACTTTTTCTGCTATGCTCACGTCTGGCTTTTCTGCGACTGTGGTACTCATGGTTCAAACCCCTTTGGGCGGCATCAGGCCGCGCGCATTTCTTCCGTAACGGTCACGCCCGGCACCTTGACGCCAGCTGCCGTGGCTTTCTCGGCGAGCTTTTGTAAAAGCTCTGTGACCTGATCGTTGTCGGCAAAGAACGTGAGCAGCGCTTCCCGATCGCTGATCGTGACGACCTTCACAGTTCTCAAAGCCACTGACCGGCGCCCATTGCTTCCCGCCTTGGGTGCGTTGCGCTGCATCGTGGCGGGCTCCGGCATCGGAGTCCCGGCCTTGGCGGCTTCCTCTGCGGCCTTGCGCTGGGCGGCTTCTGCGGCCCGGCGTTTGGCATCCTCCGCGACCAGAAACGGCGTGATCACAGCGGCCTTGATCCGCCGGTAAATGTCGGCGGCGCCGAGCAGCGGTTTCCATTTCGCCTGTACGGCCAAAGCCGCTTCATCAAATGGCCGTTTCTCGGCGGCCCGTGCGGCATCGGCCTGCTTTTGAAGCTCGGCGAGGCGGTTGGCGAGATCGGACGCGCGGTCGGCCGCCGATTGATCCGGCGCGGGGCCAGCATCAATCAGCGCTTGTGCGTCACGTGCCAAATCCTCGATCCGGTCCTTCAAGCCCTCGAACGACTGATCGTCCGGTGCGTTGTTGGAATTGGCGCGGTCGCGGATCACGCCCTCATGCTGATCGGGCCACGGGTTGCCAGCGATGACGGACTTGTAAACCTCATGGCTGATTGGGGCCTTCGAGGCCCAAGGCCAGCGCTCATTCGCGGTTTGTTCGTCAACGTCCTTATGACCGATGCGGCAACGCAACTGGCCAGCCGGGGTGAACCAATAGGCGCAGGGATACGAGACGCCATCGCGAGATTTGAGCCGGTAAAAACCACTTTGCGGATTCGAATCATTGATCGGGATGACCTCGCCAGCGAGGCGGCGGTTCCAGAAATCATATTGAGAGTGCATGTCACTCATATTCGGCTCCCGTTAATAGGTGATGATTGATAGCGCGCTGCAAAATCTCGTTGAGCATCCCAGCCTGTTTTACGAATTTCTTGATGTCGGCAAATGCGATCTGCATCCCCTCAATTGATTTTGCGACACGGGCGACTTCAAGTTTCGTTGCGGCTTCATGGAAAGCGTCGGCCAAAAGCAAAATCTCGGTGGACAGAGTAAGCGTGCGCTCGAAAACATCGGGCTGGCGCAGCGGCTCCTGTGCGGAGGCGAGGATGGTCATCAGTGAAACTCCACTGCGCCAGCATCGGCGGCCATCTCGAAAGCCTTACGCCAGTGCTCGTATTGCTCGATCCACCAAACGTTGCCGGGATTGAATGTCTCGGCGCGCTCTTGGTTGTCGGCAAAATCATTGGCTAGTTTCGCAGCGACGGCTGGTCCGATCACGCCTTCATTGTCAGCAAAGTGAATCAGTTCGATAAATGGCTCGCTGGTCAGATCATTATCGGTCATCACCTCTTCGGCGAATGCTGCAAGCCAGCTCCGCCATGTGTTGTAGCCGCTATATGATCCAGCGCGGAAACCGAGCGACTCAGCGAAGGTATAGACCGCGCCGCGCTCAATGCCTGCGGATCGGCCGGGCCAATTCTCCTCGGTGAAATCGATCGATGCCTCATGTGCGTGGAAATGGTTTTCCCAATCGACCGGGCAGCCATCTTCCATCGCTGGGTTGATGGCCTTTGTGAGCTTGCGGTAGGCTGTGATATCTAACCTCATGATGAATTTCCCTGTTAAAAGCGAATGCCGTAAAGTGCTTCATCGATCATCTGCCCGAGGCGCATTTCTTCGTTCGGCAATTGCCCGCCTTCCGGCCCGTCTTTCACGTCGTATTTGTCCTTGAAGTATTCGAGAGCTTCCTCAAGTGCGGCCTCAAGCGTCTTGATGCGATCCGCCTGCGCTTGCGCAGCGTATTTTGCATCCTCTTTGGCTTGATGAAGTTGTTCGTAGACAAGCTCCAACTCGGAGGGCTCATCTTCCGGATCGCGCTCGCTGTAGCCCGAGTCCGTTTTCCATCGATCATAAGTCATCAGCGGCCTCGCTCGGAAGAAGCGGCATCGCTCGTTCGCGATATCGGTAAAGCTCGGCAACAGCTTCCGGCCCTTGCTCATCGGCAAGTTCTTTCAGCAACGGGAAGCCACTATCGATTGATTCCAGCACTTCGGCGCGGGTTGCCGTTCGCCCCTGCGCGTACCAAAGAACGCGCTCTGGATCGCCGATGTTGAAGAGAATGCCGTCGTTGCCGACGCTCGGTCGGAAGGTGCGATAGCTTCGCGTGATCCAGACACAAGCCACGCCAGGGTTGCGCTTCAATCCGTTGCCTGCAGCTTCTGCGCCATCTTCTGGCAAGTCTTTCTCGTTACGGCGCATGCGTGGTTTCGATAGAAACGGACAGCCTTTTGCGCTAAACTGGGCACATTCGAAATGCGACGGCGGTTCGCTGATGACGCGATTGATGGCGCACATCGGGCCGATGACGAAAGCGAGATGGACGCCCAATTGTTCGCCGCAAACCCAACAGCGCCTTTGCTCGATCGCGATGGCCATCTTGCGACAATCGATGACGCGAAAATCCGGCGTGCCAATTCCGACCGTCGGTTTACCATCCTCGGTCCATTGCACGAACCACGGGACAGGATAGCCCATAGGAGAAATCGGCAGGCGTCTGATGCGAGCTGGCATTTCGATACCCGCGATGCTCTGATTATAAAGCCCGGTCATTGCGCGGCGCCTTCTGCCCTCGTGATGATCAATTCCGCCTTGGCGTCTTCAACGCTGACGCCATATTCGGAAATGCAGGCGGCGTAATCGGCAAATCCGTGATCGCGCGCCATCGCATCGAGGGCGGCATCTTCGGTTGAGCCCTCGTAGTCGCCCAACTCTTCGCCCGTGTTCATGTTGTAAATGTTGAAGCAACTGCGGGGATCGTCGTGTTTGCGATAATCGCGCTCACGATCGGCCATTTCGTCTTGGGTTGCTGCGCGTGTCATTTCCATCTCCAGTATTGGCCGTGCGTTGTTAGGCTGCTAACAATTGCTCGGCTTTGCGCGCGGACTTGCGCGGCGTGCCAGCTTTCGTGAGGTTGTTCTGATATTCGATGGCGGCGCGAAGCTGCTTGATCTGCTCGGCCTTTGAGGGGATCAGTTCGACAACATGATCGCCCTGCGCGGTCAGCGCATGTTTGATGCCCTTGATCTGCCAAGACGGAGCGTTTGCGACCATGACGCCATCGATCAGGGATGAACTGGTCGAAACCGTATCCTGCGAAATCGACTGGACGTTGTAGGTTGAACCGCAGCACTTGATGACCATGCCGGGCCGAACGTCACGAACGAGGATTTTGCGCTGATCGGCCAGCCACTGCCGAGCAACAATGGCACGGCGCGTTAAGGCCTGCCCTTTGCCGTGGCACTTGAAGCAAGTGTCGCCATACATTTCACAGTGGGAATATCGACCACAACCGCCGCAGCGGGAGCAAGTCTCGCGCTCGAATTGCAAAGTAGCGGCGGTCATTTTCCATCTCCGGTAGCCGTATCCGGGATTGATCCGGATCGAGCTGATGGATTAAGTCTTACACTAGTTGCAAGACGGATTGCAAGCCTAATCTTTCACTAGTTGCAAACATTCGTTATTGCAGCGCACAAAGAAAAACCCCGCTTTTGAGGCGGGGCTGGGTAGGCTGGCGGTTTGAGCTGGGTAGCTGGCCTCGGTTCCCGCGCGGCGCGCTTAGGGACCGTACTGGTTGGTTGTCGAGACGGCGCCCCCGCCGCCGATGGGGCGCGTCACCGTGACTGACTGCGCCGTTGGATCGTCCGGATCGCGGCCGCCATTGGCGAGCTTCCTATCAAGGTCTGCGCGCCCGCAGCCGGTCTCGCTGCAATAATAGCCGATGAAACCCTTAGTGTGCGTGTGACCATACAGCTTCACGAGATGGCCAGCCGTCGGCGCGACGGCGACCGTTGCGGTATAGATTATATGGCCCTGCTCAGGGGGATGTTCCCCCTGAAACAAGTAGGCTATCCAACCCACAACATCTAGTCGCGAATAAGCTGAAAGTCTCCGGCTGAAAGCGCGCCATTTCTTACCCATCTGTTAATGTTCTGTGGTTCTTAGAAATGTTCACGGTCTAGGCCACGCCGGGCCTTGACGAGACAGAAGAGCGGCCTTATCTCCAAGAACACAGAGACTGGAGATTCCCGCCGTGGCTAACGACAAGATGCTGGAGTTCGCAGAGGCCGAGGTAAGACGGCTTCAGGCCGAACTTGAAAAGACCCCCGCCTATAAGAGGCTGAAGGCGGCAGAAGGCCTTATCGCGACATATCGCGGCAATCCCGAAGTCGAATCCCCTCAGGCCGCCCCAGCCGAGAAGATCAAGCTATCGGATCGCGTCGAGCGGATCGTGGACGATATGATTGTGCAGCCTCACCGCACCAAGACTGCTCAGGTCGAGGCCGCCGCCGCCGAATATCTCACTCAAAAGGGTCGCCGTGCAACGTCTGGCGAATTGCTGCCTTCCATCGTCGCCAAGGGCATCGTGGTCACCGGCAAGACCCCCAGCAAGACGCTTTCCAGCTACCTCTCCACATCGAAGCGGTTCGACAACATTCCAGGATTCGGCGGCTATGGCCTTGTTGAATGGAACGGGCGCAGGACCGCGCCCGCTGCGGCTCAGGCTGAACCCGAACCCGAGCCGGGGCCAGACAAGTCCGCCGCATCAGCGACGAATAGTTTGTTCAATTAGGAGCGTGGCTCCAAAGAAATCGGGCCAAGGAGACGCAATCTCCAAGGCCCGTATCTGGTGGGTGGTGCCCACTAACCCGCCCGTCTGGTCGACGGCAACGAAAGGCAGGTGATCGCTTAGTGAGGAATAACCTCGCGTTATAACGTAAGCGGCAGGTTCGGCTCCGGGAGTAACCGCCCCGGAGTTCGGGCCTGCTGCCCGTCGTGATATGTGGTAAGCTTGTTACCCTTGTCAACACCTTGGACAAAATATATGAGCGATTCCAGACCTTTAACACTTTCAGATGTGCTCAAGGCCGGAGACTCGAAGGCTGAACGATTACAAGAGTTTATCCGCCAACAAGAATCCAGAGGCCTGCCGCCAGCTGACGAAAAGGAATTTGATCTCATAGTAAAGGCCGCCGCTACAGACACGCCACAAGAAGATCAAACATCGCGTTCTCGCGGGCGCGATGGTTCGAACGGAAAGTAAATTCCCGCAGATATTTGTCGAAGTGCTTCCGTGAAATATGAACGTGCGTCGAAGCAATCGACACCTTGAACAGATGCCAGAACGATTCGAGGTTGTTCGTGTGCACCTCGCCACGCGCCCATTCCTTCCGGTCATGGTTGACGCTCTCGTGCTTGTAAGGGCTGACATCCAGTAAATTATAGCCAGCCCATTCATCAGTAGAGATGGTCGCGCCTTCCTGCACGTAACGCTCAACAACCTCTTGAAGGGCCTTTATCGTGAGGTTCGGGATAACCTGAGTGTGCAGGCGACCGCCGCGCTTCTTGAGGCCCATCACAATCGTCTTGTTCTTGAAGGCATTCGCGCGGTCTGCTTTGCCGCCGACGAACGTCTCATCAATTTCGACGTGACCATCCAGCATCATCTTCATGTCGGCGCGTCCGGTCAGTTCACGAATTTTATGGCCCATCCTCCAAGCGGTTTTGAGCGTGACGCCAAGCGACCGTTTCAATTCGCGGGCGCTCACGCCGTGGCGCGTCGTCACGAAAAGGAAGATCGCATAGAACCAAAGCTGCATCGATGTGCGGCTGTCCTGAAAGATGGTATCGGCGCAGGGGTACACATGGTCGCCACACTGGGCACAGGCGAACGCCTTGCGGCCCGTGATGCGGTGGAATGATGCTTCCTTGGCACACTTAGGATTCCGGCAGACATGGCGCAGGCCGTAACGGACCTCCATGACGTGAGCCAGACAGGCGTCGTCATCGGGGAACCGGGCAAAGAACTGTTGGACTGAAAGGGTTGCGGCCATCGGCTTTGTGCTCCAATGACTGCATACTAGGCCTAGTCCGTACTTGTGTCAAGGGGAACATCCCCCTGCTCAGCCTGCACGAACATCAATGTTTGACCAGGTGATAGACCCGATATGGTAAGCGTCCGATCGCTCTGCGGGAAGATACTGGCTATGTTCTCCGTCACGGTTCCAGCGGTCTTGAAGGCCTCGTGAAATTTAAGCGTCTTGGATTCCCCGACAGCGAGGTCGATTTGATCGTCATATTGAACGATTTCCGGCGGCTGCGCCAGCGCCGGCGCCGCCGCAAGCAAGCCGAGAACGATTATCAGCCGTTTCATTGGTCAGGTCTCCGTTTTCCCGATTATCGTCTTGGCTATATCCACGATCATTCCCCGCTGGGCCTCATTAGCGCTATCCCAGAGCGGCCAGATGGTCTCAGGATGCGTCGGATCGCGCCTGAGCAGTGATTCCACGTCGGTCTTCAGAACGCGCGCAATGGCCTCTAACGTGTCCTGGGTATAGGGCTGCTCGCCGTTCTCGATCCTGGAAATCGACGTGCCGGTCGTTCCGATCAGTTCCCCCAGCTTTTCCTGCGATAGCCCGCGGAATTCGCGCCACTGCCGAATAAAGGTCCGGCCGCGTACCTTCTTTTTTTGAAGTGCAATTCTCCTTGGCATTTCCGTAACTTACACTAAATGCAAAGAGGTTCCTTAGCACTAGATGAAAAATCGGCTTGCAATCCACCTTGCAACTAGTGTAAGGCAGTTTGCATGAGTGAAGAAATCAGCAGTCCGCTCCGCAAATGGCGCAATGACCAAGGCTACAGCCTCGATCAGGTCTGCGACATGATCAAGCAGCATGGTCTTGAGCGGCCATCCGCCGCCAAGCTCTCCCGCATCGAGCGGGATCAAGTCATCCCGGTCGAGATGATACCGGTCATCGAGGCAATCACCGGGATTTCCGCGAAAGAACAGCGGCCCGACCTCGCCAAGATTTTCGACGGAGCCGCTCAATGAGCCGTGAGCTAGTGCGCCAGCGCCGCGCCATTCCAGATTGTGAGCCCCTTGACCGGCTTTTCGTCCAGCATGCGCCGCGTTTCGCGGTTGGCGATCTCGGCGCCGGCCAGAGAGACCACCAGATTCAATTGCGCGCCACTTCCGATGATATAGCCGATGCAGCGCAGCACTCCGTTGACATTTCTGTAAGCCCCGAACCCGTCGAAATACATGGTCTGGCAGTTGGCTGCTTGCAGGATCAGCTCTTCGTCGTTCATCATCGTCGGCTCCCTGAAAGAGTGAGAGCTGATGCTTGCACAACCTCGCGACTTCCAACATTAAAATTTCATCGTTTTGTCTCAATTCAACCAACCGTTGCGCCGGGGCCACATCCACTAAGGCGGGGTGATAATGTTTTTGGCAGCTTCTGCCAACGAAATAGCCAGCGCCTGAATCACGTCGGGCAACTCGGTAGCTGGAATGGCAAGGCGCGCGGCAACGATGCCAACATTGTTCTGACGGCTGAAAAGCACAATCCGCACCACGCCTTCGATGGTTTTAACTTCGTGGACGCCATCGCAGAAAATCTCAGCGGCGCTATGCGGGTCGATCAACTCCATAGCCGTCCTCCGTGTGGGTTAGCATCATGACATTGGCCCAGATCATCATCGACATTGCCCCGGTACCGCTATTCGTAGCGGGTCTGGCCTTGCTCGCTTCGGCCTTCATCGTGAAGAGGCCGACGCCATGAACGCGCTTCTGATCAATCCATGGATCAATTTCGATTCCGTGCGCCTTCCGGTCACGGATGCGGCCGCTACAGCACGTGAGCCAGCCCCCTTGCAGGCTGTAGCGGCCGAACCAATTCTCGAATCGGTGCGGTCCCCGGCTGATAGCCAACCCGCGCCGACAACTGGGGGCGCGGCTTCATTGCCTGCGCCCTCCCTTTTATCCGCTGAGCATGTCGCCTCCTTCACGGGGGCGTGGATCGAAACGCCCCCGCTTCCGTACTCGGCAATACAAAATCGCAATCGGTTCAAGCCGGATATGGACGCGATCTATGCCGCTGCGATCGACGGCCATCCGCGCGATCTCGATCTCGACCGCCCGCCGTTTTTCAACCTTGGAGCCTCATAATGACCATCCTATTCGCCGTCGCGCTGATCGTCGTCGCCACCGCTGAAATTCTCAAGCGCCATCGCATTAACAAGCTCATTGAGCGGCGGCTGTCGGATCTCATTCCGCGGCGCTAGTTCGGTCCATCTGATTTACCCAAAAGCATAAGTGCGTATGACCATGGGTCTTTAACGGCTCATTTCGTTGGGAATGCTAGGGGAAACAACCCCAATTTCGTTGGGAAAATACCAATTTCGTTGGGAGGATGTGTTGAGTGAGTGAACCTGCGAAATGGTTGAGAGAATTGTCCGAGCCGTGGGGGTCGGGCGAAAGAACGAAGACCGCAATCGGGCGAGCGGCAAAGCTGTCTGGCCTGAGCTACTGGCGCACTTGGGACATTTGGTATCGCAAGGCACGCCGTATTCGTTCTTGGGAAATCGAAGCCATCGCGCGTGCAATCGAGGCGAAGAACGAAAGAGATGGGCGAAATGAACTGCGAGAACTCAAGAGCCGAATTTCGAAGCTCGAATCCCTACTGGCTTCGGGGGACTCGCACTTTCACAGCCCGTCTATTGATCACGCTCGCGAAATGGCTCGTCAACTTAGCGACAAGGAGCGCCCCGTGGTTAGAAAGCGATGAGGCGTAGCTGAATTTCGTTTCGTAACCCCCCTCGCGTTAACCCGGCTCTGTATGCCGGGGAGGGTTCAACTACAGGCGGGGGAATACATGTCCGGATTTGTTTCGGTTTGGACCGACGCGCGCGTTGAGAGACTTCGGCAGCTGCACGCCGATGGTTTTTCCATGTCGCAAATCGCGGCACTGCTCAATCGCGAAACGCAATCCTCGATTACCCGCAACGCGGTGGTTGGAAAAGGCCACAGGCTCGGGCTTTACCGATTAGTACTGGCTAAGAAATCAGAAGACGTGCGGCGTAAGGCGGATGATCCCTGCGCCCGCACCATCAACGCCGCGCGCCGCCGCGCAAAGGTTGCACCAGCCACCATACCAAAAGCGGAGGAACCTCAATTGCAACCGTCCATTCCCGAGCCCGTTCACGGCGTCGCCGCGTTGGAGCCGCACCACTGCCGTTACCCGCTCAACTCCGAGATGACCGCGCCTATATTTTGCGGCGCGCATAGGCTGCCGGATTCCAGTTTCTGGTTCTGCTATGAGCATCATCTGCTTTGCGTCGGCCGTGGCACTGAAGCCGAGCGGAGAGCTGCGGCATGACGATAGCGGCAGAACTGCATCGCGCGCATCAGCAACGTCTGCAACGAATTGCTGCTAGAGCTGTCGCGCCGCCGTCTGCGCCGCCCGTTCAACCGGCGCAACCGCCGAAGGATTTTGTCCGAATAAAAGACCGGATTGGCCGCAACGTCGGATATCTTTCCGATGACACCATTCGCGAGACCAACGCTGCGATCCGCGCCGTTCGCCCGATCAGCGTTGCCACCATACAGGCCAAGGTCGCCGAGGCTTATGGCCTCACGACCGCCGATATTCTTTCGCCTCGCCGTATCTATCGATTATCGTTTGCCAGGCATGTCGCGATGTATCTTTCAAGGCAGATGACGCCGTTCAGCTGGCTTG